TTAAACACTATTGCTGATGAGAATATTCAAAAGAAAACTTTATTAGGAGCGTAAGATGGGAACTATTACACCTTACACAAAAGTTAAAAGTTTAAATGATCCAAGCTTAAAAAAAATAAAAGATTATGAACAAAGAACTGGAAAAAAATATTTAGGTTTTAGTTCGCCTTTTGCTGAGGACAGAGTAGATGATCTTGCTAGAGCAAGACAAGGCTATACAAAATCTACTGGTCGAGATGATTTGAAAGATGTTTCGACTACTGGAGCATACAAGAAATTTACTGCTGCACAAAAAGCTCAATATCGAGAAAGATACCCCACAGATTTTTTAGATAACAAACAATACAAACTAGGCAAAAAAACTTTATTAGGAGGATAACAATATGCCAGACAACTACAATAAAAAACCAAGAACTAGATCAATCAATCCGATGCAAGATGATTTTAGTTCTATGAAAACTGGAGCCGCTGGTCCAATTAAATCTGCATTCAAATTTGTTGAGAAAAAAGCAAATGAATTTGCAATCAAAGAAATTGCAAAGATGAACAGTAAAAAGATTGGCGATCAAATTTCAGCTTGGTCAAAAATAGGCGTGCCAGCAACAGCTTACGAAATTTATAAAGCTAATAAGAAAAAGGATTAATTATGGGTGGTTTTAGTCCAGTAGTAAATTTAGCTGAAAAAGTAGGTGCTGTAAAAAAATCAGCTGAGCAACCAAAAGTACCAGCTCAAATGAATAATTCAAATCAAACTGGTAATGATGGACCAACATCAGTTGAGATGAACCAAACAGCAGATAACATTTTAAAGAATAAAAGAAGAGGCAGATCTTCTACTATTTTAACTTTAGGTAGTAATGGATCTTCGCTTCCGACTTTAGGAAAAAAATCTTTATTAGGATGAGCTTAGTAGAAAACATTAATCGTAGAAGAAGATTAGGTATTTCAAGACCTAAATCTAAATCAACAGTAAGCAAGAAAGCTTACGCAGCTATGAAGCGTGGCTGGAAAAAGAAAAAATAAATAATGCAATCACAAGAATTTAGAAATTTAGCTAGGCAGCTAAAAGATAATCTGTCTAGGCTAATGGAAAAAAGATCTAACTGGGAGAGCCATTGGCAAGAAGTTGCTGATTATATGCTTCCTAGAAAAGCAGAAATAACTAAACAGAGAGCTGCTGGAGATAAAAGAAATATATCTATATTCGATGCAACTCCTATTCACGCTTTAGAATTGTTAGCAGCATCTTTACATGGAATGTTAACTTCATCGGCAAACCGATGGTTTTCATTAAGATTTAAAGAAACTGAATTAAACGACAGTGATGAAGCAAAAGAATGGTTAGAAGATGCAACGCAACGAATGTACGATGCGATTGCTAAATCTAATTTCCAACAAGAGATTTTTGAATGCTACCACGATCTAATTGCTTTTGGCACAGCGTGCCTAATGATCGAAGAAGATGATGAAGATGTTTTAAATTTTTCTGCAAGACACATAAAAGAAATTTACATCCAGGAAAATAAAAAAGGATATGTCGATACAATTTATCGTAAATTTAAAATGCCAGCTCAAGCAGTGCTTGATAAATTTGGTATGGAAAATGTTTCAAAAGAAGTTTTAAATTCTGCTAAGAAAAATCCATTTGACGAATTAACGATTATACATGTTGTAAGACCAAGATTGGAATTTGATCCTAAGAAAAAGGACAAAAAGAATATGCCTTTCCAATCTATTTATTATGAAGAAAGTACTGGTCATATAATTATGATCGGTGGCTTTAAAGAAAATCCTTATGTCATTCCAAGATATTTAAAAGCTTCAACAGAAATCTACGGCAGATCTCCAGGTATGAATGCTTTACCTGATGTTAAGGTACTTAATAAGATGGTGGAAAACTCTTTAAAAGCAGCTGCCAAACAGATCGATCCTCCTCTACTCATTCCTGATGATGGAATGTTAGCTCCAATTAGAATGGCTCCAGGTAGTATTAATTATTATCGAGCTGGCTCTCGAGATAGGATTGAGCCTTTAAATATTAATGCCAATACTTCTATAACTTTAAATTCTGAAAATCAAAGAAGAGAAGCTATTCTTAAAATGTTTCATGTTGATCAGTTAGTTATAACTGAAAACAGAAATATGACTGCGACTGAAGTCTTACAAAGACAAGAAGAAAAAATGAGAATACTAGGACCAGTCTTAGGAAGATTGCAGTCTGAATTATTATCTCCAATGATCATTAGAATTTTTAATATTATGCTTAGAAATAATTTATTTCAAATGGCACCAGCTATTTTAAGATCTCAAGAATTAAATATTGAATATGTTTCTCCAATTGCTCTAGCTCAAAAATCATCTGAGCTACAATCTATAATGAGAGGATTAGAATTATTTGGCTCAATGGCTCAAGCGATGCCAGTTATGGATTACATTGATGAGAACGGATTAATTAAACAACTGATTAATATTTTAGGCTTACCAGCTAAGATGATTAAATCAGATGCTGAAGTCCAACAAATAAGAGAAGAAAGAGCTCAACAACAACAAATGCAAATGGAAATGCAACAACAACTTAATGAAAGTCAAGTTGCTAAGAATGCAGCACCACTAGCAAAAGTAGTTCAAAATGGATTTAAGCAATAAAGAAATTGAAAAAAGATTAAGTCAATTAAAAAAAGATTATAAAATTGTTTTCGGATCAGAAGAAGGCAAAAGAGTTTTAGATGACCTCTGCATTAGATGTCATGAGAGTTCGACAACTTTCAGTAAAGATAACAGTCACGAAACGGCTTATTTAGAAGGACAGCGATCAATCGCACTTTTTATAAAAGCTATGATCAAGTCAAAATAACCAATAGGTAAATTATGGAAAATCAGACAACTGAGCAACCAGCTCAATCTGAACAAACGACTGCTGTTGTTCAGAATACAGATGCAACGGCATCGACAAACCAGGAAGTAAATTTTAAAGATTTAATTCCACAAAGTTATAGAGAGGAAAAATCTCTACAAAACTTTAACAATATGGAAGATCTCTTAAAGAGTTATCTTCATGCTCAAAAACTTGTAGGAGCGGATAAAATTCCAGTTCCTAACAAACATGCAACTGATGAAGATTGGAAAGAAGTTTTCAAACGATTAGGTGCACCAGAAAAACCAGAAGATTATAAATATAACATTGATCAACTGGATCAAACTCAAGTTGCTGAATTTAATAAAACGGCTCATCAATTAGGTTTATTACCTAAACAAGCTGAAGGTTTAATTAAATTTTACAATGAGTTAAGTAACAATCAAGCTAGTTCTTTAGAACAGAGAGCAGCAGATGCTCAATTAAAAACTGAGACAGATTTAAAAAAAGAATTTGGTCCTCAGTATTCTAAAAGATTAGACCAAGCTAAACGATTAGCTGTTGGAACTTTAGGAGAGGAGTTTTTAGAAAACACAATCCTACAAGACGGCTCAAGGCTTGGAGATAATATTAATATCATTAAAGCTTTTTCAAACTTAGCTGACAAATTATCAGAAGATGAAATCATTAAAGGCGATACATCTGGCTATATGACGGCTAAAGAAATTGAAAAAGAAATTAACGAGCTAACTCAAGAAGGCTCAGCATATTGGAGTAAGACACATCCTAATCATGCTAAAGCTGTTCAAGAAGTTTTAAAATTAAGAGAACTACTTAATGGCTAGTGAAAAATTTACACCAGGCGGAATGATAACAGACATTGAAATTAAACTTGAATGTTTAAGATTGGCTGTTGAATTTGGTCCAGAGAATGATCGTAGAGATCCTCTGCCAATTGCTCAAAAATATTTCGATTGGTCTATACAATCTTCAAAGAGAAAACTTTGCGAATGCAAAACCTCTAAGAAAAAAGTCTAATTGCAGACTTTAAAGGCAAAGACGAGATCCGCATTAGCGGAAAATCAAATCGATTAAATCAATAATCAACCAATAACAAAAGGAGGTTTGACCATGTCAAATCAAATTACTACGGCTTTTGTTCAGCAATATTCAAACAATGTTGCTTTATTAAGCCAACAAAAAGGTAGTCTCCTTCGTGGAACTGTTGATGTTGAGAGTGTAATTGGAAAGCATTCCTACTTTGAACAAGTGGGATCTGTGACAGCTCAAAAGCGTGTTACTAGACATTCTGATACACCTCAAATCGACACTCCTCACGCTAGACGGAGAGTATCATTGGTAGATTACGAGTACGCTGATCTAATCGACAATCAAGATAAGATCAGAACTCTGATCGATCCAACATCATCATACGCTTTAGCTGCGGCTTATGCTTTAGGCAGAGCTCAAGATGATGAAATCATCGCTGCAATATCTGGAACTGCATACACTGGAGAAACTGGTTCAACATCAGTACCTCTTCCAGTCGCACAAAAGATAACTGAAGCGTCAACTGGAGGAATGACAATTGCTAAACTAAGACAAGCAAAAGAAATCTTAGATCTTGGTAATGTAGATCCTTCAATTCCGAGATTTATAGCTTTATCTCCTAAACAAGTTACAGACTTATTAGGAACTACTGAAGTTACGAGTTCGGATTTCAACACAATTAAAGCTTTAGCGAATGGAGAAATCAATTCGTTTTTAGGTTTTAATTTCATAGTCTCTAACAGACTATCTACATCATCAAGCAAAAGACTATGCTTAGCATGGGCTATGGATGGTGTGAAGATGGCGTTAGGTCAAGACATCATGACAAGAATTGATGAGAGATCTGACAAAGGCTATGCAACTCAAGTTTATGTATGTCAATCAATTGGTGCAACTCGAATGGAAGAAAGTAAAGTTGTTTCGATTGAAGCGTACGAAGCGTAATAGGAGGAAATAATCATGGCTAGTGTAAAAGGTACAAATTTTACTAACGCTACTGCTGATCCAGTGGTTAACACTGATAGCAGCGAGTGGTCTGGTAAAGTAAGAGTGCAATACGATGTTTATGAAGCTTCTTCTTTAGCTTCTGGCTCTGACATTTCAGTTGCGAAATTACCAAAAGGTGCGAAAGTTTATGATGTAGTAATACATCATGGAGCTTTAGGATCTGGCGTAACTCTTGCAGTTGGCGACAGCTCAGATACAGACAGATACATTACAGCAACAGCTGCGGCTACTGCTGGAAAAGTAATCATGTCTGAAGATGGTGCTATCGGTGGTGTTGCATACGAACAAACAGCAGAAACTGACATTTTAATTACAACTGGTGGCGGAACAGCTACTGGAACAATTAAGTGTATGGTTTTCTATACTGTTGAGTAATCCATAAAATAAATGCCTGGCGGAGCAATTCGCCAGGTATCTCAATCAATTAATGTTTAAAAGTTTTGTAATTGTAGCGATAGTTTGTTCGCCTTACTTTGAATGTATGCAGTACGAACAAAAAGAAAAAAAGTTTTTTAGATCTTATGAAAAATGTATGGCTGAAAGTAAAATTATTGGCGATCAGATTTATAAGAATTTAGTTCAAATAGGAATTCCATTTAGATTAGAAATGAATTGTGAGGAAAATAAAAGATGGCAAGCGTAGTAGATATAGCAAATAGTGCATTAAACTTATTAGGTGCAAGCACAATTTCCGCATTAACAGATGACAGTAAGAATGCGAGACTTTGTAATCAAAGGTATGAGCCAGTAAGAAATAGAGTTTTTAGATCACATGCTTGGAATTGTTTAACTAAAAGAGTTCAGTTAGCTCAAGACACAACGGCTCCAATTGTCGAATATTCTTATGCTTATACTTTGCCTAGTGATTGTTTAAGAGTTTTAAAAATACACACTGGCGTTACTGACAGTATCGCAAGCGATATAGATTATAAAGTTGAAGGCAGAAAAGTTAAAACAAACGAAGGCACAGTTTATTTAGTTTATGTTGCTTTAGTAACTGATCCGAATGAATACGATGTTTATTTACAAGAAGCTATTTCTCATCAATTAGCAGCTGATATTGCCTACGCTGTAACAAACAATGCAACGCTTGCAAATAATTATATGGAGCGTGCAGATGAAAGATTAAGAGAAGCAAGATTTATTGATGCGACTGAAAATTCATTAGGCATAATTGAAAGCAACGAATTTACTGATGCTAGATTGTAATGGTTAAATCAGCTTTTGATCCAAGATTATTAGAAAAATATTCTGAGCCAAAATCATTACTCCATTTTCAATGGGGAGATGACACTAGAGTTTATCGATATGCTTTAGTGGATATTATTAATGAACATGAAATTGATGCTACATCTAAATGTAAAAAAGATGAGCAAGGTTTAACACAACAAGAAATTTTTAAAAAAATATGCCTAGAACAACATTAGCTTTAACATCTTTTGTATCTGGAGAATTTTCTGCCAAGATGGATGGTAGAAGTGATTTTGATAAATATTCATCAGGCACAAAAACTTTAGAAAATTTTTTAATTCATCCTCAAGGTGCTGCCACTAGAAGAGTTGGCACACAATTTATTGCAGAGGTTAAAGATAGTACAAAAAAAACTAGATTAATACCTTTTGAATTTTCTACAACACAAACTTATATTTTAGAATTTGGCGATCAGTATATTAGATTTTATAAAGATAAAGGACAGATCTTATCTGGTGGATCTGCTTATGAAATTTCTACACCTTATTTAGAAGCAGAATTATTTGATATTAAGTTCGCTCAGTCTGCGGATGTTATGTATATCGTTCATCCAAATCATGAGACTAATAAACTTAGTAGAACTGGACATACATCTTGGACTTTAAATGAAGTTGTTTTTACTGATGGACCTTATTTAGCTCCTAACACAACAGCTATAACTTTAACACCTTCTGCAACAAGTGGATCTGGAATTACTATTACGGCATCGACTAATGCTTTTGTTTCAACAGATGTAAATCGTTTAGTAAGTTTTTCAAACGGCTATGCCAGAATAACTGCTTTTAATTCTGCAACAAATGTAACAGCAGATGTTGAAGATGATTTTGACAATACAACAGCTACTACTGATTGGAAGCTTGGAGCTTTTTCAGACACAACTGGTCATCCATCTTGCGTTTCGTTTTTTGAACAACGATTAGTTTTTGCTGGCACAATTTCTGAGCCACAAACTTTATATTTTTCTAAGGCTGGCGATTACGAAAATATGACAGCTGGTACTAATGCTGATGATGCTATGGTTTATACTATTGCATCTAATCAGGTTAACGCCATTCGTTATATGAAAGCTGTAAGAACTTTAGTTGTTGGAACAACTGGAGGCGAATTTACAGTATCGGCAGATGGTACAGATGCAGCAGTAACTCCAACAAATGTAACTATTAAAAGACAAAGTTCATTTGGTGCAGCTAATGTTGATGCTATTCCAGCTGGTAACGCAATTTTATTTCTACAAAAAGCAAAAAGAAAAATAAGAGAGTTGCAATATAATTTTGACAGTGATGGCTATCAAGCCGCTGACTTAACTATACTTAACGATACAGTTACAAAGTCTGGAATTAATGAAATGGTTTTTCAACAAGAGCCAGATAGCATTATTTGGTGTGTTAGAGACGATGGAGTTTTAGCTGGTTTAACTTACCAACGATCAGAAAATGTTGTTGCTTGGCATAGACATATTTTTGGTGGATCTTTTGGATCAGGAAATGCTGTATGTGAAACAGCAGCAACTATCTCAGGCACTTTAACTGAAGATGAATTATGGGTTATTGTTAAAAGAACAATTAACTCAACAACTAAAAGATATATTGAATGTTTTTCAAATTTTGATTTTGACGAAACAGACGCAACTGATTTTAAATTTTTAGATAGCCACCTATCCTACTCTGGAGCTTCAACAACTACTTTATCTGGTTTATCACATTTAGAAGGTCAAACAGTTTCGATACTTGCTGATGGATCAGTACATGCTAATAAAACTGTAAGCTCAGGATCTATCACATTAGATCGAGCAGTTACTAAAGCGTGTGTTGGCTTACCTTATAACAGTGTTTTACAAACAATGAGAATTGAAGGTGGAGCTGCTGAAGGCACATCGCAAGGTAAAACAAAAAGAATTTCAAAAGTTGTTTTAAGATTATTTGAAACAGTTGGTGTTAAAGTTGGACCAAGCTTAACAGATTTAGAAACAGTTCCATTTAGAACAACATCAAGTGCTTTATCTTCTCCAGTAGATACTTTGTTAGCTGGCGATAGAGAAATAGAATTTAGAGACGATTATAACTCAGACGGATTTATTTTTGTAAAACAAGATCAACCTCTTCCATGTTCGATCTTAGCAATTTATCCAACTTTAGTTACATCGGATGGTTAATTTTAAAATAGTTCCTTACGAAAGAGATCATGGAGACGAAATGGTTACTTTCGGTATGAACGATAAATTAATGGAACACGATGCAAGCTATGAAGAGAATAGGATTGATTTTGCACTACCTGGTTTATCATTTAGCTTATTGGCTAACGATCAGCTTGTTTGTAGTGGCGGCATTTTTCCTTTGTGGGATGGCGTGGCTGAAGGCTGGGTTATGGCAAGCAAAAGAATATTTGATTACAAAATTAAATCAGCTTCGCTCATTAAAAGAAGATTAAATTTACTTTGTAAGAATAACAAAATCGTAAGACTACAAACTTCAGTTAAATCTAATTTCGATACTGGCGTTAGATTTGCTGAGTGGTTAGGTTTAAAAAAAGAAGGTCTGATGGTGCACTACGGACCAGACGGATCAGATTATTTTAGGATGGCAAAAATTTATGAGTTTCATAGGTAATATAGCAGCAGCACAATCAGCAAAAGCTATTGGTAAATACAATGCAGCTGTTGCAACACAACAAGCAAATTATTTAAAAGCACAAGCTGAAGTACAAAAGACAGTTTATAATCAAATTGAAAGACCAAGATTTCTTGATCAACAGAAACAAGCTTATTCTAGTTTTTTTGTAAGTTTATTAAATAGCGGTGCTGAGTTTAGACCTGGCGATACAACTTTTTTAACAGCCATTAAAAATAAACAACTTCAATCATTTGATTTAGCTTTAGCCGATTACAATCAGAAAGTTGCAGTGAACGATACGATTAACCAATCGTTATTGATGCAAGGCAAAGCTCAAGGAGAATTATTTAAAGGCAAACTTACTGCTAATACTGAATACGCTAAAGCAGCTGGCAGCTTATTAAGTATGGGTTATCAAAGTAAACAAGCTGGAAGATTGGTAATTGTATAATGGCTAAGTTTGAAATTTTTAATAGTACTTCTAAAATAAATCAAAGCTCAACGCCAAACTCATCGGCATTAGCTTTACCTTTTTCTTTAGCAACACAACAAGGCGAAGCCATTAATAGTGTTGTTAAATCTATCGCAGATATTCAAAAGGATATGTATGCGATTGAAGATCAGAATAAATACAATGAAGCTTTACCAAATATAAATTTAGAAATTCAAAAAAAATATTCTAAATACGAAAAAAGTTTAGATACAAACGCTCCTAATAAATTAATTAAAGATTTACAACCATCTAACTTTAAAAGTTTTTTTGAAGGTCAAAGCAATAATGTTCAAGCAAAACTTAAAAGTCATATTGCTGAACGAGCTGCTTTATTAGTTCCAAAATTAAATGGAGTAGTTGTTCAAAATAATTTAGATAAATTTACAGTAGGTATTGGCGATGCTTTTGATAATGCGATTGCTTTAATGGTTAGTAATGACCTGGAGGAGATTGCTGCTGGTACTGCTACTTTTGAAACTTTAAAAAACAATAAAGCTTATCCTAGTTATATTGGCGAAAAAGAATGGAAGGAATTAGTTGATAAGAAAACATCTTTAAAAAATAAATTATTACTTAATAAAGATTTAACTATTAATCCTAAGAGCGTTAAAGAAAACCAAGAAAGATTAAAAGAATTAGTTGGTACATCAGCTGCTGAGCAATATGTAAAAGAAGCTAATGCTAAATTAGCAAGTAGAAGAGAAGCAGCAGAAAGAAAAGAAAGATTAATTGAATTAAGAGATCAAGAAAC